TGTTAACTAAATACCAGAAACACCGGAACGATCAACTCATGACATCCATCTATACCGGAAATATCGCAGTCATGAAACAATTCGGCAGGGATATCTACTTATCGGATCTTGTGAATAACTGCATCAACCGCGTAGCGAAAGAAGTAGGGAAAATCAAAATCGTATCCGTTATTGACACGAATGATGCGGTACAGCCACAGAATGATGATATTTCCCGTTTGTTCCGGTTCCGGCCGAACCCGTTGCAGACCACCAAGGATTTCCTGGAATGTGTGCAATGGCTAAAAATGAAGACCCGTCACTGCTGGATTTTCCCGGAATGGTACGAAATCACGGACAATAAAGGGGCTGTGCATCGTTATTATACAGCTATGTATCCACTGAATCCGCAGAGCGTCGAGATGGGGCCGGTAGACGATGGTACATGGTACGTCAAATTCTGGTGGCATGACGGGACGACGGATACGGTTCCGCTGGGAGACCTTATCCATCTCTGTTGGCGGCGCGGTACGAATACGATTCTTTGCGGCGGCGATGATTTAGGTCTTGCTGACGACAGGGATACCCTGCAGACGCTGTCTGTGCTTGATGAGGCGAAACAGGGTGTTGCAAAGAGCATTATTAGTGCATTGCAGATACGCGGGGTGCTTATCAACAAGACGGTTATCGCCAACGATAAATTGCAGAAATCCATGGAAGACTTTGAATCTCATATCCATCAGTCAAAAAGCGGCGTCGTGGCCATGGATCTGGCTGGCGAATATGTGCCGATTAATAATGCCGTTCCGGTCATCCCGGAAACAACGCTTAATTTTCTGAAATCGGATATCCGTGAAAAATATGGCATATCTGAGGCGGTTTTGTCCGGTGATTATACCGGCGACCAGCAGGACGCGTTTTATCAGTCTTGTGTCGAGGAATCCATTATAGAAATCGAACAGGCGTTCTCAGCGGCGCTATTTACGCAACGGGAACAGGACGTGGGGCACCGCGTACGGTGTTATTATAATCAGCTGAGTCACCTGTCAACGAATGGGAAGATCGAGCTGGCTAAAATCGCTCATGATACCGGTGTTCTGACGCTGAATCAGATAGGCGCGATGTTCGGTATGCCACCGTTCGAGGGTGGCGACCGTCGTCTGCAGAGTCTGAATTACGTCAATCAGAATCTTGTTGATAGCTATCAGTTGTATTTGAATACTAAAGGGGGAGAAAAACCAGATGGCAAATCCAAAGATTGATGAACTGAAGAAAAAGGCGTTTGAATGGCGCTGGTTCGGAATCGAGAACCTGAGAGCCGAAATCCGTTCAGGCGGCGATGGCGAGCCAGGTGAACGGATTATTGATGGTCATGCCGCTGTATATAACCGGCAGACGGATATTGGAGACTGGTTCCATGAAATTATTGAGCCGGGGGCATTTGATGGTTGTGACCTGACGGACGTACCGTTTATTGTTAATCACGACTCCCGTAAGATTCCGCTGGCGCGGAGTCGCAATAATAACGGAAACAGCACGCTGACACTTACTATTGATAACGTTGGTTTGGCATTTACCGCATCCGTCGATACTGAGAATAATCCAGAAGCACGTCAGCTCTATTCCGCTATTCAGCGCGGCGACATTGACGGAATGAGTTATTGTTTCCGTATCCAGGAAGACCGCTGGACCGACCTGGACCAGGATATGCCGACACGGCACATCCTTAAAATTTCGAAAGTGTTTGAAATAAGCGCGGTTACATTCCCCGCTTATAAAGATACCGACATCAACGCGCGGTCCGAACAGATGGTACTGGAAAGTGCCAGAGAAGCGCTGGAGAGCGCCAGGGCCAAAGCAGGGCTGGACAGCCGGGCCAATGAATCGCTGGATAGCGAACTGCGTGATGCATATAAATTGAAGAATCGTATTTTAGCAGGAGGGTATACACATGGATTTTAAACAGAAAATCACTGAATTAGAGCAGCGCATGGCAGAGCTTGTGAAACGCTCGGAAGCGTCGGAAGATGTAAACGAACTTCGCTCGATTAATCACGACATCCAGGCATGCCGCGAACAGATTGATACGCTGAGAAGTGCACAGGCAGAAGTACAGGCCGCTGAAGAACGTGCCGCTAAACAGCCGGAACCGGTCGTTGATGACCGTACTGCAGCTGTGAACGAAGAAGCCGAAAAACGCGCCAACGTTCCGGCAGGAGCTATGAAAGCTCCTGTTTCCAACGAACAGCGTGAACAGGATGCGCGGGCGGAAATGGAACAGCGCGGTGCCAACCTTAAACAGCGCGGTACGGTTGTCCGTTTTGCCGCAGAAGGTCTGTTCCCGCATGAAAAACGTTCCATCCTGACGTCTACACCGACGATTATCGTTCCTACATTCGACAGCTCTACAATCAACGAAGGATTTAATACCGTGTCGTCCTTGGTGGACCGTGTAAAACATGTCAACCTCAATGGCGGCGAATCGTATGAAGAACCGTATCGCATCGATATCCCCGATGGGGCATATACGGCTGAAGGGGCTGCGGCATCTGATACGGATGTAACGTTCGGTAAGGCTGCTATGACGAAATCGAAGATTACTGCATACAGCGAAATTTCCCGTGAAATGCTGAAACTGCCGAACGCCGATTATGCTGGTTATGTACAGAATGCTATCCGCACCTCTATCCGTGCGAAGATGACGAAAGAAATCCTGCTCGGCAGCGGTGCGACCAACTCCTTCGTCGGCATCTTCTCCAACAAGGCCACAGCTATCGACCCGAATACGGATCTTACGCTGCCTGGCATTGATGATACGACGCTTGACCAGATTATCTTTAACTACGGCGGCAAGGAAGACGTCGAAGATGCGGCTGTCCTCATCCTGAACAAGCTCGACCTTCTGGCATTTGCTTCCGTTCGTACGTCCACAAAACAGAAATTCTACGATATCAAGAGCCAGGGCAATACGGGCACTATCAACGGTATTCCGTACATTATCAACAGTGCCTGCAACCAGCTGACTGACTCTACTAAGAAGACGGCCGATTACTGCATGGCTTACGGTTCTCTCTCGAATTACACTATCGCAACGTTTGCCGACATCGAAGTTGCTCAGTCCGACCAGTATAAGTTCAAGGAAGGCATGATCTGCAACCGTGGCGATGTTTATGCTGGCGGTAACGTTACCGTTTATAACGGCTTCCTCCGTATCAAACGGAAAGCAACAACTTAGAAAGGAGGTGACGGCAGGTGGCTGATTCAACATTTCCAGCAGATGATCTGAAACGTCTGCTCCATATCGACAGCAATGAAGAATTGCAGAACGCGCAGGACCTGCAAGCGGCGGCTGAAATTTACTTGAGCAATGCAGGCGTAGAAAAAGATTATAACAACGCCCTGTATCGGCAGGTAATCATCAGTTATGTTGCTAAAATGATGGATCAGCCCGACCTGCTGACCAACCTTTCTGAAAATACAGGGCTGATGCTCAATGGGTTCATCCATCAGCTGCGGCTGAGCCAGACGGCAGGTGACACGCCATGAACTATAATAGCTATGGCGAATTACGGTCGGGCGATTTGAACCGGCGCATTACGATTCTGTCGTATCCAGAACAGGATGATGGCCAGGGCGGTACCTATATTGATCGCGGCCATCCTGTACAGGTAACGGTCTGGGCGTATATGGCTAAACCACATTTCGCTGAACAGACATCGGGAGGCGGGCCGGCATCTATCATCACGCAGGGATTTGTTATCCGTAAACGTGTCGTTAATGCCAATGATATTGTTACATACGAGGGACAGCGGTACAAAATCCTGCATATTGATATGTCCGGTACGCGAAATATGACGCTTACCTGTCAGGCGGTGGTGCATAATGGCTAAATCGTTCTGGGTCTCGACGAACATCACGGCCGAGGTCAAAAAAGCACTGGGAGATATCACGAAATACGACGCTGCTACCCGGCAACGCCTTGATGGTGTCATTCGCGACATGACAGGGCGTGTGTTCGAGGGCGCCGTATCCCGTGTACCAAAGAAAACCGGAAAACTGGCCGGTAGCATCAAACAGGAATTCCGGACAACACCGCACGGCCTGCAGGGCTACGTTAAGGCCATGGACCACATCGCCCATATCATTGAATTCGGTGCAGCCGGGTCGGTTGTAATCCCGACACGGAAAAAGGCCCTGCATCCGGGAGCAGAAGGATGGTTCGCGGCACATGCCATTATTCCGCAACGGGCGGCGCATCCGTTCATGAAACCAGCAATGGACGCCGTACGGCCAGAGCTGGAACGTGCTGTCAAGGAGGCAGTAGGCCATGATAAGTAGAATCCCGTTCAACGAAATACAAAAAGGGTTATATCAGCTCCTGCACAAGGGGCAGACGATTCCTGTCTATGACAGCATCCCTGATGGTACGGAAATCATGCCGTATATCTGGCTGGGCGAATTCCACGGCGCCCCGGCCGAAGAAAACAAAACGGTCGTAATGCATCAGGTGTCGCAACAGCTCCATATCTGGAGTGCCCAGAAGGGCAAAAAAGAAGTAAATAGTATTATGAACGACGTCGTTACCCTGCTGACGAAATATCAGCTATCCATGGATGGCTTCCGGCAGGTGGGAACGGCGATCATCTCTCTCTATCAGACGACCGGGGAACTCTATGAGAATGGCGATAAGGCCTATCATGGTGTTATCCAGGTCGAATATCTCGTAGAACAGTTGAATTAGGAGGTAGAATATGGCATTAACAGAGGAACAAATCAGCAACCTTCCCGTAATGGACGATAACATCAAAGCCGTCGCCGGGAAAGATACTCTGCTTCTGATTGGTAAATCTACCGATCAGAACGAATTCTTACTGCTGGGCGGCCAGCGTAACAACCCGCTTTCCCGTAAGGCCGATAGCATCGACGCCACTAGCAAGGACAGTGGGGACTTTTCTGACAAACTGCCCGGTATGCTGTCGTGGTCGATGAGTTA